ACAAAACTTTGCTAATGTTTATAGAATTGTTAGCTCAGATCCTACAACCAGTCTTAATGCTGGAGATTTAATATTTAATACTACTACTAATAAGTTTAGGGTTTATACCGGAGCTGCTTGGGTAGACGCTGTTGCCAGGCAGTTTAGTGACAACACTAAAATGCAGTTTGGTAATAGTAATGATCTAGAAATTTATCACGATGGATCGAACAGTAGAATACATAGTCCAAGTCATAGTTTATTCATAAGAACAGGTAATGTAGCTGGTTTTTTCAATGGCGATGGCACTGAAGACATTTTAAAAGGAACAGTTAATGGAGCAGTAGAGCTATATTACGACAACAGTAAAAAGTTTGAGACTACAAGTACTGGAGCAACAATAACTGGAAACCTTTTACCAGAAGCTAACAATACTAGAAATATTGGTAACGGTTCAACTAATTTTAATTCTATTTGGGCAAGTACAAGATTTAGAGGTAACGATAACGTAAAACTTGTTCTTGGTGGTGGTCAAGATTTAATTATATACCATGATGGAACGGATAATTTAATAGAAGCTCCTCAAGGTGGTGATCTAAAAATCATGGCTGGTACAGGAGATAATGCTAATGAAACTTGTGCAAAATTTATTCATAACGGAGCCGTAGAGTTATATTACGATGGCAGTAAAAAGTTTGAGACAACAAGTAGTGGTGTAGCTATTACAGGTGGTATCACAACAACAACTAACAGTACATTTGACGGAAATTATCAAACATTCACAGGTGCTAATTATAATGCTTTTTGGGATAAAGCAGGTAATTATTTTAAGTTTGTTGATAACGCTAAAGCAGTATTTGGTTCTACTCAAGACCTACAAATTTATCACGATGGATCTCATAGTTTTATAAATCAGACAGGTACAGGACACTTAATTATTAATAGTTCTGCAACTAATAATGTAGACATTATGAAGGCTGGTCATAGTGAATATATGGCTAGATTTAAACCTGATAATGCCGTAGAACTCTACTACGACAACACAAAAAGGTTTGAGACAACTTCAACTGGGGTTAAAACTCTAGGAGATCTTTCTATTAGAAACTCTAGTAATACTCAACACATTATTTATGATGAGTCAGACGGAGCCTTAGAGTTTGTAGATAGTATTAAAGCTACTTTTGGTACAGGTAATGACCTACTAATTTATCACGATGGAACGTCAAACATAATAACAAGTGTGAATGGAAATTTATTCATTCAAGCTGCATCTGGAGAGAACGGTATAACAGTTAATCAGAATGGATCAGCAGAACTCTATTACGATGGCAGTAAAAAGTTTGAGACTAAAAGTTTTGGAGTTCAAGTTACAGGGGAACTATACTCTGATGGTTTAAGGGCTGGAGATAATGAAAAATTACGTCTTGGTGGCGGTGAAGATCTACAGATTTTCCATGACGGAAGTAATAGCCATATCTATGAAGGTGGAGCAGGTAATTTATCTTTACAAAGCACTGCTGGTGAAATACAACTTTCTAAAGGTGGTACTTTTGAACATATGGTTCGTGCCATCGTAGATGGATCAGTAAAACTTTATCATAATGGGATTGAAGCTTTAACAACTACAGCTGATGGTATTCAAGCAATGACCGTTTCTGGAGAAGGAAGTATATACATAAAAGGTGGAGAAGGTGGTTCAAGTGCTTTATATTTACACGCAGATCAAGGAGATGATAATAATGATCAGTACAGAATTATTGCTTCAGATAATTCTTCTATATATCTTCAAAATTATGCGTCTGGTGGATGGGAAAACAGTTTAAAAGCTACCGGCAACGGTGCTACTGAACTCTTTTACGACAACTCACTAAAACTAGCCACATTTAGTGGTGGCATACTTGTAGGAACTACAACACAGAATAATAATGCTGCATTACAAGTTACAACGGCTCAACAAGTAGTTGCTAGTTTTGAGGGAACTGGTGCTTCAGATCCACAGATATATTTAGGTGATGATATGTCATCTCCAACTAATAATGCCCTTATTTTTGGATATGACAAAGCAGATAATAGAGGTTATCTAACGATTGCGGGTGATGCGGACAATACTTTATCAATAAGTGATGGCAATTTAGTTGGTATAAATACTACAGCTAATGTAGAACATTTTAATGTTGCAGGTAATATGAGATTTGTCAATCCAACAGGTACAACTAGAAGAATTATTGCTTTACCTTCTGGTGGGTACAATGTTGGATCAACTGGTGGTTCTGCTATAGCATTTCATAGAATTTCTGACGGTGGTGGTGGTAGTGATGAGATAGCATTTGAAACACATTATCAAGGTAACAGACACGCTGAGTCTGCAAGAATATCAAAATTTGGAGGAATAACCTTTAACGGAGACACCGCAGCAGCCAACGCACTTGACGACTATGAAGAAGGGACATTTACGCCAGTTTATTACACGCCAAATTCATACCTTACTACTGCTTATACTAATCAAGATGGGGTATATACAAAAATAGGTAATTTTGTATATTTTCAAATTTATTTAAGATTAAGTTCTAAAAGTGGTGGATCTGGACAGTTAAGAATAAATAACTTGCCATTTACATCAGGATCAACAGCTTATGGTGGAGGTGTTGTTGCTTATACTTATAACTGGGCTGGTACTAAAATTGACAGAATTATGATAGGTGGTAGCTCTGATTATGTTCAATTATTTATTGGTACAAGTAGTGGTACTAATGCTAATGCTGGTGCTGGAAATCTTAATAATGATACTCAACTTAGAATTTTTGGGTCATACAGAGTGTAAATATTCTAGACCGAAGCTACGTCTTAAAACTAAGCCTAAAACTGTTTATATCGGAGATATATCCTAATGGCATTAGCCGAATCAATAGAATACGACAAGATAGAAGTTGTCGGAATATACAAAGCGGTACAAGTCCGCAAAGCAACAGTCATCAAAAAAGATGGCGTTGAGTTAACAAGATCTTTTGAAAGATATGTACTACACCCCGGAACACTTGATGCTTCCGATAATCTTGTAGATACAGATCTATCAGGAGAACCAGCTGAAGTATCAGCAATATGCACAGCAGCTTGGACTACAACAATTAAAAATGCTTACAAAGCAAAACTTATAGCAGACAAAACTACAACATAAAATGGCAATTACAAAAACTTGGGAAGTGAATACACTTCAACGCGAACTCGCAGATGGATACGTAAACAAAGTTATCTACAGAGTTAAAGGTACTGATGGTACTTATGAAACAAGAGCTACAGGTGAAGTAGATTTAGAAAAACCTTCTACTCTTGTACCTTACAAAGATCTAACAGCTGCGACTGTTATCGGTTGGGTAAAAGCAAAACTAGATGCACAAGAAGCTGGAACAGTAGCAAAGATAGAAGCTGCAATTGATGCAAACATCACTCTACAAGCTACACCAACACATGGGACGGGTACTCCTTGGAGCTAGGTGAAGCAATCCACCTTCCAACTTTAGCTTTACCTCCCGCCCAACAATATCCCACTCCATCCTTAAGTCTGCCTGAAGCAGAAATTCCATCCTATAAACCTTTAGTAGTTCCACCTAGCGATTTACGTAAACCTAAAGAAACTAAATCTAAAACAAAAGAAACAACTGAACAACCCGCTCCTACGCCTAAATTTCAAGTACCATACTTTGATTTTGAAGTACCACTTCCTACAAGTGAAGTAGTTATGGCTGCAACTTATGCAGCTGTAAGTGCGGTGGCAGTTACAACTTTTGCTCAACCTTTTTTTAATACGATTAAGAAAAAACTACAAAAATCAATACAAGGAAAAGTAGATAAATGGAAACCAAACCGCCAGAAAAAAAAGGATTCCTTACCAAAATAAAAGAAAACGTAGATGACCATGAAGAACAAATGGCAATACTTGGCGCAGCAGTGCGTTTAGGTGTTGTTATTTGGAGTGGATTCATAATTACTCTTAATTATGTTGAGCTACCTATGGTTAAAAAATCAGGGGCTTCAGCCGATATAACTTTTGTCGCTTCAATTTTTACAGGCGCACTAGCAACTTTCGGGCTGTCTACAGGTAATGGTAAGAAGAATGGAAACGGAACAACTACAACTAAACCAAAACAATGAAGAAATGGATTCTTCTCTTAGCACTGTTGTCACCCGCAGTAGCGAGAGCAAACACAGTAACCCCTCAATTTACACAGGGGTCGATGAACTCAACGACAACAACAACTCAAGTAGTCCAAGAAGTCAAACAGACTCAAGTATTTGGAGCCGAAGTAAACAGCTGGTCAGGTTCAAATGTAACTCCTTCTGGAGACATTGCAGACACAGCTACAACCTTCTCAGTAACAGACGCTTCAGCAGACTGGCTACTAGAAACAACATCAAGAGCAGCGGGATTAGTAGAACAAATAGACGCCACAACAGATTGGACTATAAATACTACTACTACCTCACTCTCTGTCTTCTCACAATAACACCTGTTTTAGCAGAAGAACCTGAAGTAAATAACACATCCAACCCGGTTGCAGCAGCCACTGGAAATGTAACGAATCAAGCAGTCCAATTTCAAAATAATGGGGCTGCTTCTCGTCAACAATATGCTCCCGGAGTAGCTTGTAATGGTAGTACGATGACGTTCTCTCCGTTCTATATGGGCAATCATACTAATCCATATTCTGAAAAAGAAGATGTGGATGGGTTACATCCATCTAGTTATCAGTTAAATGAGAACTGGGGATTTCAAATTAACTTTATGGTCCCACTTGATAAGAGTGGATATAAGCAATGTAAAGAAATAGCTAAAAGACAGGAAGAAAAATTAAGGCTTGACTACGAGCTTGTTCGTGCATTGAAATGTGCAGAACTACAAACAAAGGGTTTCACCCTAAGACCGGGAAGTCGTGTCGAACACATGTGTCACGACATAGTTCCTATACAATCATTATTACCAAAACAAAATGTTAGCACTAATAAAACCACTGGTTTTAACTTCTTTAAAAAGCGATAAATTTAAAAGATTTGTAGTAGACCTACTTGAAAAGTTAGTTGAATCTACAGATAACGAGCTGGATGATAAAGCATTAGCAATAGTTAAAAAGGGCTTAGGAGTCTAAAAACTAGGGTTACAGATATATTCAGACTAAATTACAAGCCCCTTACAGACGATTCTGGAGGGGCATTTTTTATGAAAAACAATGAAAAAGGCAACTGAAGAGCAATTTAATGAACTCCACCAGTTAGTCACTAAAGAATTTCTAGAAAGAGTTAAGAGCGGAGAAGCTACAACTCAAGACTTGAAAGCAGCTTGTGATTGGCTCAAGTCAAACGATATAAACGGTGTTGCATACGATGGCAACCCATTATCGAAGCTGGCTAAAGTACTACCCGAAATAGATCCAGAATTAGTAAAAACTAAATTATATTCTAGGAAATAATTATGGAACATACACTTGTAAATGGTCGCTATAGATGGACTTTCCCATCTGCTGGATCAGGTGGATCAGGATTATTTACTTCTTATGCAAGATTATCAGATGTTAAAAGCAGTAACACACAAGGTGGATCTTCTGCTGCTGGTACCACTTACGTAAGAGTTTTAAATACTGAAGATTGGGACCCAGATAGTATTGTCACTTTAAGCAGTAATCAATTTACATTAGGGGCTGGCACATACTACATAGTATTCAGAGTACCTTATATGCAGACAGATCGAAGTACAGCTTATGTCTATGATGTTACAGCTAGTACTGCAATACAAAGTTCTGTAGCGAATGGATATTCAATAGATGGCTCTGCTGATGACGGTGATAGTTTAAAAAGTTCATGTCGTCTAACGATTACTTCAAATAATGTTTATGAAATTAGACATCGCACCGGAGCTGCAAGAGCAGATTATGGGCTTGGTTTAGCGGGAGGCGTAACTGGAATTAATGAAGTATATACAACCGTAGAAATCTACAAAGAATAATATGCCAAACAAAGGAGCTAAGTACGCCAACGGTAATTATAAAGCTCAACAAAAAGCGTACAACAAAACAAAAAAAGGATTGAAATTAC